GTCAGAGTAGTTGGTGGTGAAGGTTTCTTACCCGTAACGCGGGACAATCAAGGTTTTGGCTATCTACCCATCATCAAAGATGAACACGGTAAAGAGGTTTATCGCGGTGAGTTTAGACAATCAGCCATAGAAGCGTTGGAAGACTGCAAAAATAGGATGCCAAGGATATGCGATTAAGTGTTGCTTATCCCATACATTGGACCTATACTGTGTCTGAGCATGTGAATCATGTTCTCCGTAGTTGACCCTGACCCCAGTACGGTTGCCCCCGGCTGGGGTCATTCTTTTTTAGGAGTAGTAAATGGCAGATAAAATTTTTGTAAACGGGCTAAGAATACAAAAGCCACGCGACAATGCACCTGATTTTGTGAAAGCAAACATCAACATAAACCGCGCAGAACTCCTTTCATGGCTCACGGAACAAACCGATGAGTGGGTAAACGCGCAAGTTTTAGACAGTAAAAATAAACCGGGTAACTGGTATGTGGAGGTAGACACGTGGAAGCCGAAAAGCGAGTAAGCGACATCGAATGGTCTTGGGCCGTATCAACCATCAATAAGGTGGTGAACGAGTCGCTAGATAAAGCCGAATGCGATGAAAGATTAAAACCCAAAGAACGTTTGCAAAGATCACTAGAGATCGAAAAAGCGTGGCAACGGATTTTACAGGGCTAACCCTAGAAGCCCTCTCATTTATGCTCTTCGGAGCATTTTTGGGGTTTATGTTCCGGGGTGCGTATTTGATTGTTCAAGACAAAGAACGAGAGTTTCAACGACGCAAAAAATTAAGAGAGGAAAACCATGAAAGCACTACTAACCATAGATGAAGTCTGCGAGGTAGCAGGCGTATCTAAACCAACCGTGTACCGAAAGGTCAAACTGGGTGAGTTCCCAGCACCTACTAAAGTACCAACAACCGCGACCCGCGGACCAAAGCTCGTTAATCGCTGGAAGAAAGGCGAGGTCCTAGACCACGTTAAAGCGCACAACGCAGCAGATGCCGCAGCAAATCCCCCAATAGAAGATACCGATACACACTGGTATGAATACGCTTCACCCGTCAAAACACCATGGACCGAAGAACATAAGTATTCGATCATGGCTGTAATAGGTGGATTGCTTGCAGGTCTAGCCGTCTGGCTGTTCAAGTAACTGGTGGCCCGACCCCCAGTCTTTGGTTCCAGAATGCGAAAACGCAAACCGGCTTTAGGAGTGCCAGAGGCCGGGCCGTCTGGGATTATCCAACATTCACGGCTCACGGTACATAGTTAACGGGGTTTCTGTATATATAGAGATATAAATAAGAAATAATATTTTTAGTGAAAATAGGTGTAACCGGTGTAACCGTGTAACCAGAGCAGTTAAACCCTTGTTATATATAGAGATATACAGTTACATAAGTAAGAAACAAAAAAGTAACCGTACTAAAGTTTATGTAACCAAAAGAGCAGAATTGCGTATAAGGGCTCAAAAAGTTTTTTCATTTATTTTTATTTTCTTGTCTATATATACTAAAGCGGGCTAAGTTGTGGCAAACTATCGTTTAATAACTGGAGAATTAAAATGCCCGCACCAAAGTCTGCACCACCTGCTGTAAAAAAGAAGGCAGGTAGGCCCCGCGCAACAAAAGCACAACCTTTGACCCGTAAGCAGGAACTGTTTGTTAAAGAACTGGTTTCTAAAGATGGGCAGATCACTATGAGAGAAGCGGCGATTAATGCCGGGTATCCTGTTAGCTCCGCCCACACTAGAGCGTATGAGCTAACCAATGCAAATATTAGCCCCCATGTTGTTCACGCGATCCAAGCATATCGTGCCGAACTGGATGAAAAGTTTGGGGTCAACTACCAACGCCATTTGCGAGACCTGCAAACCATTCGTGATATGGCATTAACCAACGGCGCATACAGTGCAGCCGTCCAAGCCGAATATAGACGCGGGCAAGCGCAAGGCGACATCTATGTAAGCAAGAGTGAAATAAGAACAGGCAGCATCGACAGTATGAGTAAGGATGAAGTCTTGAAAGCACTCAAGGAGATAAAACAAAGCTATGCCCCGATTACTATCGACGTTACTCCCGAAGGAGAGAGCAATCCCCAAAACCGCGACAAAGCGAGAGGCCGACTTCTGGAGGCAGATGAAGACGGGGATGGAGAAAACCGGACGCAACATTAAAGCGACTCGGTTAGAAACGTGGGCAATGCCCGGAGTGCCGGACGTAGTTTTGTTAGATGAGTTTGGTAATTTCCACTTTGTAGAATTGAAAGCAACCGCAGGCAATGCGGTAGATTTACGACCCCACCAAGTTGCATGGCTAACTAATCATGGGCACGGCAGTGTTTGGGTCATGGTTAAAAAGCACAAGACAAAAAATCTGCCAGAACAATTTTTTTTATACAAAGGTGCTGACGCAGTAGACCTTAAAATGGAAGGGTTAAAAGTTGATCCCTACCACCACGTGGAGGGTCGAGTAGATTGGTCAGAAATATTTAGCTTGATTTGTCCCACAACATCGCATATCATCCCATAGTCAATAAAACTACGGAGGTTAATATGACAGTATTAGAAAAAGACCGGTTTGATTCGAGCCGTTATGACCAACGTCACGGTGGTCCTTATGATCGTGGGGGTGCTGATTACTATTATGGTCGAGCATTCGACCCGCATTATTTTGAAGGCGCGACGCATAGCAGTGAAAAAATTGAACTCAAGGATATGAGCGCAGAAGAAATAGCCGCTTATACTCGTGGGTTTAACGCCGCCGAAGAAGACGGCATACAAAAAGATTGGGGTTAATAAATGTTTTTTTTGATTAGATGGTGGGCAAAACTTAGATATGGGTCGGACGCAGTAGAAGAGTTCGAACGTGAGCAGCGGAGACCACGCCCGCAAAAGAGACCGCAACAACGTGTTCAACGAAGGCGTAAATAAAAAAGCAAAAAATTAAACCCGGTTGACGCCGGGTTTTTTATTGGTTAAGGTATGCGATAAATCTTATATCAACTATGGGGGCAACCATGTTAAAGACAGTAGAAATTAGCAGAGCAGAAAAAACCAAAGGCATCGCCGTGACTTATCGCGCTGGCGATGGGGAGAAATATGCGACCTGCCCAGCGGCTTGCAAAATGAATTGCAGCGGTAAAGGTTCAAACAAAATTGACGCCAATTATTTGGACGCGCTTTTGGATGCGGTCCCGACTAAAGGCCAATCGTTTACTTACTCGCATTTTGATCCGAACGTTTATGGCTGGGGCAAAAAATTGCGTAAAGGTAAAACCGTGATTAACTTTAGCGCCGACACTTTGGGCGCTGCATCCGCGTCAATTTATAACGGCGTCCCGTCGGTTTGCGTTGTTCCCGATAAATTCTGGCAAGGCAAAAAATCAGGCGATGCGCCTTTTAATAAAAAGATTGTGCGATGCCCAGCAGAATACCGCGACGGGTTTAGCTGCCGCGATTGTGGCAACGGCGACCCATTGTGCGCACGTTTGGATCGTGATTTTATTATTGGATTTACTGCGCATGGTGCTGCCAAGAATAAAGCCGCCGACCAAGATACCCGCGGCGGATGCTACGCCGATGGCGGAAACGTTCGACTGCATTGGGTAGCGACTAGCAACCACGCCCAGCCCGATGAGACCGACGGCGAAAAGTTAAAACGGTTCGCCAAGTCTTTACCGCCGCGCAGTATTATCCGCCACCACGTCGCCGGGGATATTGGAGCGGAATAACTTTTTTAAATATTAGCTTGCGCTATATATAACTTTATGCGATATTATGGGGGTAGGGAGCAATTCCGCCCCCTTTTTGTTTTTACGGAGAACAATATTATGACTTATCAAACTAACGCATTCGCGCACGGGATTGGCAATTCCGCGGTTTCATCACAATGGTTTAGCCGCCCCGACGATCAAAAGTTTTTGACGTTGGATAATATGCTGGCCACTAAAAAGAACGACGCGCAACGGATGACAAGCCGAACGGTTGACACTCACAAAATCCAGATTGTTGGCGAGTTCGACGAAGCAAACCCAAGCCGCGGCGATTTGAGAATTGAATATGCCGACGATAATAACCGGGACCACGTGAACACCCCAACCAATTGGAGTTTTGGCCAATTGTCCCAACTATCGGGAGCGCCTGCCGGATACCTTAAAGACTTGCCCGCACCATTGGCGGCGGACTGCATCCAATGGGGTTTGCGCTATAACCGTGGTCGCGAATTGGTCAAGGTATACGGAAGCCAAGCCGACGGCGGCGACTTGAGAGCGGCGACGGGTCCAGACTATGGCCGCATTTATGACTGGGAAATATTGGAGCCGGTCAAAAAATTGGTTGATGAGTCTGGCGGACGTTGGAAAGTGCCGGGCATGATGACGGGGAGCCGTGATGGTTTAGCCCTTTATGATCCCGACGTGCCCGTGACAATGGACACCACTACGTTATTTGCCAGCGACCGCGATGTTTTCGTTTTCTTGGTGGATGATCGCAACCCTATCGAAGTCGGTAAGCTGCCGAACGGCGAGCCCGATTTAATGTTTCGCGGGTTTTATGCTTGGAACAGTGAAACCGGCAGCAAGACGGCAGGTATTGCCGCGATGTATCTGCGCGGGGTTTGCATGAATCGCAACCTATGGGGCGTTGAAAACTTTCAAGAAATTAAAATCCGCCATACTAAATTTGCGCCGGATCGTTTCGCAATGGAAGCCCGCCCAGCATTGGAAAGCTTTGCGCATGGATCAACCGCGACATTTGTCGAAGGCGTCCAAGCCGCGAAAGCCGCCAAGATTGCCCACGATGATGAAAGCCGTTTGGAGTTTTTAAGCAAGCGGGCCGGTTTATCTGGACGCATGGCGAAAGCCGCAAACGCCCGACACTTGAAAGAAGAGGGCCGCCCAGTCGAAACCGTATGGGATGCCGCGCAAGCTATCACCGCGATAGCGCGAGACATTCCCCACCAAGATGCCCGCATTGAAGTTGAACGAAAAGCCGGTGCGCTACTGGATAAAGTCGCCGCATAACACCAGCGACAACGCGAAACCAAAGCCCGCCATTGTGCGGGCTTTTTTATTGGGGGTTTACTTTTTATAAAGTTATCCCATATAATCCCATACATCGGCAGCAATTAAGCCGCCGGTACTACGGAGAAAAACAATATGACAAACGTTCATACTTTAAACGTCCGCCCGTCGGACATTCTACTGGATCGGGTTTTTAATCCTGCCAGCGATAACAACTTAGGCGGGGCAACGCCTGCACAATTGGCGGAAGCTTGCGGGATCATCCCCGACTTTTTCTGTCAGGCCTGCATTGAAGCCGACGCGCTAACACTGGACGCCATCGCGGCGGGCATGGATAACGCTTACCAGTTCGGCGGGTTCTGCTATCCCTTCAATGGGACCGTTGACGATCACAACGGGACTTACCAAAGCGATCACGAAGACGACGACGCATTGCCACCGCTGGCGCGTTTCATCTTCGAGGGCTTCGAGTGTTTCGTTTATGAATACGGCATTGCCGCAATTCGCGACCGTGCAACCCGTGAAACTAAGATCGCGAGGTTTGACTGATGGAAGCCGCAAAGCAAACCGAAACCACGCCCGCCCAGTCGCTGCTTTTCCAATTGCAGTTCATGGGCATGATGATGATGAGCGGACGCCAAGACGAAGCCGACGCGGCTTATGTTAAGGCGCAGAAACTCGCGCAGCAATTGGTGGACGCTGGCCACTAACGCCGCCGATCCGCCGACACTAAGCCCGCCACCGTGCGGGCTTTTTTATGCCCGTGTTAAATAGTTAATTAAGGCGGGCCCCGCCCCGCGTACCAGTTCCCAAACCTACGGGCCGCGAACCCCAGCCGGTGGCAGTTAGCCGCGCCGCGCTGGCCGTGGTCCCCGATCCCAGCCGGTGAAAGTTAAACCGCGGACGTTGCACCGTGGCCGGTGCCAGGTATCCGCCGCCGGTCGCCTTCGATCCGCTGGCCGTGGGCCGTGATCCATTAGCCCGGAACATTGCGCAGGGTCCCCCGGCTATCGGGTCAAAAGCCCAGCTCCGGGAAACAAAAACCGCGATCCGAGGCCCAGCACCCGGCGTCGGTCTGTCGAGGGTAAAGGCCATGTTTCTGACAAATAATTACCATATTTTTTGAATCATAATTAACTGTCTTATATTTGTGCTTAAAATCGCATATAATGCGTGATATGTTCCACGTGGAACATCGCAAATTGTTTCACGTGAAACATTAAAAACTGCGTATGAAAAATTAGCTAGGGACCCCTATGAGTACAGCGCAAAACACGTTGCTAGAAGACAAAAAACTAAAGCTTGAGCTACGGCTCGCGCAGCTTGAGAAGAACGAGAAGTGCCAAGATGATTTTTTAACTTTCGTAAAAACCGTTTGGCCTGAGTTTATCGCGGGTCGTCATCACAAAATCATTGCTGAGAAGCTAGATCGTGTTGCTCGTGGCGAATTAAAGCGCCTAATCATCAACATGGCACCGCGGCACACGAAGTCTGAGTTTGCATCTTTCTTGTTTCCGGCGTGGATGATGGGCCGTAATCCAAAAATGAAGATCATTCAGGCGACGCACACGACAGAATTAGCGGTTAACTTTGGTCGTAAGACAAAAAACATGATTGAGAGTGACGATTTCAAGGATATTTTCCCTGAAGTTAAGCTTGCTGCGGACAGTAAGGCCTCTGGTCGGTGGGACACGAACCGTGGTGGAATGTATTACGCGGTGGGTGTTGGGTCGAACTTGGCTGGTCGTGGTGGTGATTTGGTGATTATTGATGATCCGCACTCGGAGCAGACGGCGATGAGCAACACGGGCTTTGATGATGCGTGGGATTGGTACACAGGTGGTCCTAGACAGCGTTTACAGCCGGGCGGGTCAATCGTTATTGTTCAGACTAGATGGTCTGAGAAGGACATGACGGGGCAATTGCTTCGATCTATGGCAAAAGACCCGTTGGCGGACCAATGGGAAGTTGTGGAGTTGCCTGCAATTTTTGAAGATGGGACTCCGTGCTGGCCTGAGTATTGGAGTCTTGAAGATTTGACCGCGGTAAAAGCGTCAATTCCTCCGTCTAAGTGGAACGCTCAGTATCAACAAAATCCTACGGGTGAAGAAAATGCGATCATTCGACGTGAGTGGTGGCGTGTTTGGGAGCCTGAAAAGATTCCGCAATTGGAATATGTGATTCAAAGTTACGATACGGCGTTTAGTAAAAGGGAAACGGCGGACTATTCTGCAATTACAACGTGGGGGGTGTTTTACCCCAATGAGGGTGGTTCGGGTCCCAACCTGATCCTATTGGATAGTAAAAAGGGACGTTGGGATTTTCCTGAGTTGAAACAAGTTGCTCTTGACAATTATAAGTTTTGGGAACCAGATACTGTTATTGTTGAAGCCAAAGCTAGTGGACTGCCTTTGACACACGAGTTAAGAAACATGGGCATACCAGTTGTAAACTTTACACCGAGCCGCGGTAACGATAAGGTGAGTCGAGTACATAGTGTATCGCCATTGTTTGAAGCAGGGATGGTTTGGGCCCCCGACGAGACTTTTTCGGACGAGTTAATCGAAGAAGTAGCTGCTTTTCCTAATGGAGAACACGATGATTTGGTAGATAGTATGACACAGGCGCTTATGCGCTATAGACAAGGAAACTTTGTACAACTGCCAACAGATGACTGGGAAGATGACGAAAACCATGCTAAAGTGAAAGCGTATTATTAACTTTTTTTTATGGAAGGCCTGCAAATGAATAGTGCCGCGGTAAATCTTGGAGCGGGCGGATTTGTCTCCTACTTTGAGGACGGCGGAGCTACGGTCGTTTTAGGTGGTGAGCAATTACCTCCACCTGTACAAGAAGAAGAATTTGACGAACGCGGCGTAGGAACCTTCTTTGCAGAACAATATACACCTTTTGCTTCTCCTCCTGAAGGCGCACGGTTCGATGCGGACAGACAGTCTGAGATAAGAGCATCGGGTAATCCAAATTCCGAGGCCCGTGAAACATATTATCCGGAAGGTAATACTTTTTACGAAACCCTTCAACAAGACTACGACTATCCGTTAGTTCAAGACCCTATAGAGGGTCCAAATCGTCATGGTCGGCCAGCCGGTCGCCAAGATTTACCCACCCCTCAAGAACTAGCGGACACTCGTGGGCACATGTTGGGTAGTGCTTTGATGGCCGCGGACTACGGCCCAAAGACCGCAATGACGGTAGGAAACCTTGGAGAAGATATTGGTTTCTCAAATCGCCTACATCGTGCTATGGATAAGCGGAACAACGCGGTAGGTATTTCAATTTTTAAAGCGGCTGGTATAGATGCGACGCCTGCTCAGTTAGCAAAGATGGTAGACGCAAAGATATTTAAACAGCTAGATGTAATTATGGGACGTACTGCGAATGAACGTAGTTTTAAGAGTCCTGAGAAGGGCCCCGATGTCTATCTACCTAGAGATCAGTTTGGCTACTTCATATCGGAATATTAGGAGTAGCAATGGCAAATGGTAAACCAAACGCAGGGTTGATGGACGTACCATCACAGTTAGACCCGGACGATTTAGCGGCTGAAGTAGAGATCGAATTGCCCG